TGTCTTCCTTAGCACCAATCATCTTGAAACAAATCAATTCTTGTTCAGTGTTCTTGAATTTGTACGAATTGCTATCAAGAGCACGTTCAATACGCAGAATGTTGCTAGTTGCAACAGCGTGCTCAGTTGCTGGAACAGAACCGGAAACAAACTTTCCTGCAAAGTAATACTGTTGAGCATACTGGATAGTACCCATCGAATCGCTACCAAGGAACACAGCAGCGTGACCCAAACCTGAACGTGCAGCGTCTTCAGGGCCAGACATACCACGGTCAGCGAAGCTGTGGCCTTGCCAGTTTACCAAATCCAGTGGTGTACCGGTACGAATAGCAAAGTCAGTCAACATAGCTTTGTATTCAGCAGCAGTAGTAGCGTTGGTGCTAGTTTTCCAAGTCAGGTTGGACAGTACAGTTTCGATGAAGTTTGGGAGCCAGAATGCATGCTTCTGAGTGTTCTTAACGGTCAGTACCGGAATACCCATTTTTACTTTAGTACCTTCCTTCAGGGTTTTCACTTCCAGAGGCAGGTAACCAACATCGTGCAGTTGTGCAATACGATCAGGTGATACTACACCAACACCAAGAACATTGTCAACAAGTTCGCTGTAAAGAGCAACAGCGGCTTCTTTCTTCATAGTGAAGAAGATGTTCCAGTTGGCAACGATTTCCATGAAGGCACCTTGAGCACCGATGAAAACCAGTTTACCGTCATAATAGCGAGTGCAGGAGCGACGATAAATCTTATCGCTTCGTGGAGTAAGGTTGTTGTATACAAACTCAGAGCCTTCGGAATACATGTCGGCGTGGCCAAGTTTGTAAGCGTCAGTATTGAATGCTGCAAACAGGTTCAAACGCTGTGGTATAAAATCAAACTTTTTCAAGTGGTTCTCCTTAAATGAGTTTCGACAGAAGGATTTCTTTTGCCATTGTAGGTGTCAAATGTTCAGCAAGGATTTCACGAACCATGTCACCCATTTCACGCCGGATTACTTTACGTTCGAGAAGTACAGCATCTTCTACAGCATTTCGAACTGTAGCCTTTACAACATCGCCAACTTGTTCCTTTACGATTGCCGAAATTGCATCACGGAGCTTAGGGTCAGTGATTGTCAGTTTCTTGTTATTCCATGGACCAGATTCTTCGGTCATACCTTTGAGTACGCGGTCAACACGTGCGTTTACAGCTTCTTCGATATTGTCAGCACGAATGTTGTTGATAACAGCTTGCTGAACTTCCAACCGGAAGGTTTCATTTTCACGGATGAGAGCACGTACACTCTCAGTGTCAAGACGCATAGTAATACTCAATTGTTTCTCCTTACCAAATGTCAATAATGGTTACGTTATGTTGATTCTTGTTGCTGTCATAACTGTTGGTAGTATACACATTATCGAAGTGTTTTGCAACAGTTTCAACACCATAAGTGAACAAACCATGTGTTGCTGCAAGATCAATACGGCCTTCTACACCACGTTCATTACGCAAATGTTGTGCCAGATTGTAGAATGTACGACCACCATCAATAATGTCGTCAAGGATCAGATACTCAGCAAAGGTTGGAGTATTATCCAAAACGTACAGACTGTCAAGCTCCATGTTATCTGGATTGCGATGCTTTGTGCAACGAATAACACCAGCAGCACCAACGCGCTCTGCAAACGACTCACACTTCTTTAGTGCACCCATATCAGGTGCTACAATGAAAGTATCACCGAAGCTTGGTTTGATAGATTTAAACAATTCAAACTGGTCAATACCATAGAATTGATCTATCAAAGCACTGACATTGCTGTGTGGATCAAGTGCACTCACCATTTTGAAGCCCATCTGGTTGATGAGCTTCGACAGATACTTCAGACCAAAGCCGCCACCATTCTTGGTGATACGATCTTGACGGGCATACGGCAGGTAAGGCATGTACAGGCGAAGGTCACACAGTGGATAATGACCACGAATTGCGTGTACAGTTTGACCGAGAGCAATCAGACGATCATTCAGAGACAGACCACCTTCACCAAATTGAAGGTCGATAGTGATACCTACAGGTTCTGTAACGATATCAGCAGAGCCAGTGTTAATGTCAACTTCTACACAACCGTCTTTGTACTGTTTTACGTCAACATTGACGGACATGTTACCAACGTGATAGCGAATCATAATTAAACCTCTTTAGTGTTGGCTACAAAGTGTGCAAGTTGATTGACAAGACGAATCACTTCTTCACGTTGAAGAACAACGTTTCGAGCATCACCGATTCGGAATGCTACTTCTTGATAGAGGTTTTCCAGTACGATATCAGAGTCAACTTCAACAGTGTCACCAAATCGGTCAGTATAGATTTCAAAGCTCATTTCATTTCTCCTTAAAACTCCACATATGGGTTTGCTACAGCGATGACGTTTGGAATCTTTAGGTCATGCCACAGACGGATCATCTGAGGACGGTCATCGATACAGGCGACAATGTTATACGAATCTGCGAGGTGTGTCCAGAAGATTTCTTCTTTCACAGCATTATCTTTTCGCATGTCACCAGCTTTACGCATCCACAAACCGTCAATATAGCAGTCACCCACATGTTTTTCAAGCCACTTCATGGTCTTTTCTTGACACTCATCGCTACGACCACTTACAAACAGAACGTGGTAACCTTGTTCTGCGTATCCTTGAACCATGCTGATTACAAAATGTCGAGGCTCATCACCATCAACCTTATCCCACTCAAACGGTCCACGTTTACCGTCCATGTCAGCTACAGTACCATCAATATCCACGATCACAGCCCATGGTTTTTCAGGGTTTGGAGTGTACGTTGGACGTTGAATTACTTCGTTCCATTTCTGCCACTGTGAGTACAGAACGTTATGACCAACACCATTCAGACGGTAGGCGTCACGTTTCCATGCTTCTTCCAGACTGATTTCCAGTTGGTGGACTTCCACCTCATAACCAAGGTCTTCAAGGTGTTTGATGAGCTTAGTACGCGTAGGAGCATGAAGGTTGGTGTTCGACACGATGATGTTCTCACCACGCGAATACGCTTCCATAATCATTTTACCTTCGATTTCGGTCACTTCAGCTTCTTGTGCTTTGGTGAACTTGTAGCTACGCCAATCACTACCCGGCTTTACCAGATTGAAGCGAATCCAATCACGGTTTACTTCAGTCCAACCTTCAAGAACTTTCTTTGCTGCGAGCGATGATTTACCGCTGGTACTGATACCAACAGTGATAATTGATTTCAATCCTTTTCTCCTTGTAGGGTCATGTTGTTCACATATCTCTTCTTCACAGGTAGGACACATTAACGTGTCCACACCGTCATATTCGACACCATGCTCAAAGCAAATCACAGGAATTTCTCTAATAGAGAGACTTTATGACACTGCTTTGCACGATTGAAAGATTCAATCACGGTGATACCTTTGTTTCGTGCACTGAACAATACACCAGAGTATACACAACCATTGATAGCTTTTGCAAACTCTTTTTGGTCTTCGATACCTTTCACACCTTCGTAATGGTTATCCATAGCAACCATCAGTGTATCGTATGCTTCAATGTAAGGTTCAAGCGGTTCACGATCTTGAGGGAAGTAGGTCAGGTACTCATCCACTTCACCAGAAATCACAAGCTCACTCATGCGCTTAGGGTTCAAGCCTTCACCGCGAATGTGGTGTACGGCAACGTATGCTGGCGACTTGATCTTGCAAATAGGTACACCATCTTGATACACAACGTAGCCTTCGTCAAGGTCTTTCAGTACAGCCGCACTACCAACAGCTTCGTCTTCGCTTGCGAACGAGAATTGCTTAGCGTCCACAATGCGATTACCGATCATATCAGCAGCGATGTTAGCCTCTTTGAAGAACCATTCACGCTCTTTTTCGCTGACGTAGTGACCACGGAAATGGCGAGCACCAAGGAAGTGCAGGTTATAGCCGCTGTAAGCTCGTACAACACGGTTTTCAAAGCAGGTAAGCTCAAATACATAGGTGACACAGGGGTTGAGCTTGGAGTAGCCGCAAAGCTTCTGGAATTCGTTGTTGTCTTTAACACCCAACGCCTTGAATACCAGTTCACGGAACGTTACACCATGACCCATACATTCGCTTTCGGCAAATGCAGTGCCACGGGTTGCTACCTCCCACTGACCATCCCAGTACATTTTAATGAGGCTACCGTCAACCTTTTCAAAGACTTTGGCTTTCGCCCAATCGATGACAGGCATCACGTTGAGTGCTTCACCGAGGTTATAGAATCGGTCGAATGGTCGTGCAACCACTTCAAGGTCAAAGTTCAGAATCAGACCACGGCATTCGCGAACGATTGGGTCAGTCTTCGGGCTTTCGATCTGGTTGTAGTTCAGTACGAAAAGGTTTCGATCATGGTAGACCTTAGCTTTGATACCAAGCTCTTCTTCCAGACGTTGCAGGCCGTGAAACAGACCATCCGATTGCTTGATGAATTCAATTACTTTCATTTTGTTTCTCCTTAGAAAATGGTAGCTACTGGTGTTTGAGCACCACAGCATGGGCATTGAATACGAGCTACGCGATCACGACACCCAGTGTAATCGGATTCCAATGCAAACCTCATGTCGTTGAATTGGTATTCTAGTACAGTCTTGCACTGATAGCAAGTGGTTCGTTTGTTTTCTGGCTTGCTCACGATTGTTACCATTTCGATTCTCCTATTTAACTCGTTTGAAGTACACTACAGCCCCACAGCCTTCAAGTAAACACTCTGCTTTGTGATAGCTGTCGTGGTAGTCACTTTCGTACTCAAGGTCGTCTTGATGTGCTTCGTATTCACTCTTACAGCGAGCACAAGTTCCACTGTAGATTGGTTCTGGTGGAATCTCACCACGCTTTGTCATTCTCATGAGTCGTTCTCCTTAAATTAATCCAGTGGCGACCATCATAGAAACTGTGCTTGAGGTTGTCAAGCCTGAACCGCAATCACTGTCATCACCATCGTCACACAAGATACAAATAATCATTGTCACAAGAAGAATGATGAAGATCACCACTATGAAAACAAGACCGATGGTAGCAAAAAGATCCATTTGTGTAGCTCCTGTATTTGATTGGATAGATTCTATAGTAATCCTGTAGGAATGTCTAATAGATTTTTCCTATAGAGTACCTATCTACTGATAGAAAAATAGGTATTGACAGGATTGAAAAGCTTGTGTATAATAAAAGCTCTTGATCTTTCTTAATGATTTATCATTAGTAATTTCTTAGTAAAATAATTACTCTTAAAGAATAGTATAGGAGAAGGAAAGAGAAATAAAAGAAATAAATTAAAGCTTTCGCTTTATAGAAATATACTATTATGTACTATGAGTACATAGAAATTATCTATAGATATGCGATCACTGATTTATAGAAGGGATTTCCTCCATTATTCCTTTGAAATTTATTTCAAAATAAAGCTTTACAAGATGATCGTATGGTATAAGATGCCAACCACACAAACACAGATGAGGCGTCATGGACATAAAGCGATTGAACGACCAACGATTGAAGGCGTACAAGAAAACTCTTTACCGTAATCGAAACAGGTATAGGTGTGAGTGTTGTGGGGAAATCCAGATTGATGATCAAGATAAAGATAACAAGCTGTCAGCTGAAATCAAGCTAATTTCTATAGAGCAAATGTCTAGAAAAGGAGGTGTGAAATGAACACGATGGACGTATTTGTAGTTACTGGTTGGGAAATGGGTGAGAATGATCGGATTGAAGGTATCTACCAGAGTAAATACCATGCTGAATACATTCGGGATCATCTTGAGGCTATTTCATATAATCGTCGATTCAATCTGTGGAACAGCTTGAGTGATTCTCAAAAGAAATACTATGCACCGCCTAGCTTTGAAAGTAGTGTAAGTGGGTATCGAGTTGAGGAAGAAGAGGTGTACCTAGCATGAAGGTGTATCAGGTTTATCACAATCATGTAGTGCTTTACACGACAGAGACATTGGAGTATGCTAGCTTCCTTCGTGATTGGTGTGCAGCTGAATGGGAGAATCAGTATCGAATCCTTTCTGCTCCTTACCTCAACATGCTTAGTCTTGTTCGTAAGAAATGTGATGACCAGTTCTTTGTAATGCAGGTAGGAGTTTTGCGTGGATAAGTTTAATCGTGATGACAGTGGTTTCTTTGGTGGTGCTGTGCTAGCTGATCGTGATTGTGGCTCTGTAAGCCTCAGAGACGCATCAGGAAGCACGTTTAAGGTTTATGTGTCAGATGACCCTGAGTACACGCTATCGGGTGTCTATGAGCCTTGTATGGTTTCTGAGGGGTGGTAATGTGTGCGTGGTTGTTAACAAACATTGGCAAGCCTATGATATCTACATTGGTCGAGGAAGCAAATGGGGAAACCCTTACTCGCATAAAGAGGGAACAAAGGCTTTATTCAAGGTTGACACGGTTGAGCAAGCTATTGCGGGTTATCGTAACCATCTGTGGCGACAAATCCGTGAAGGGGTTATTACAAGAAATGACCTTCAATCACTTGATGGTAAATCCCTCGGTTGTACGTGTAAACCGCGACCATGTCATGGTGACGTTATCGTCAAGGCAGTTGAATGGTCACTACGGAATTGACAAGCTGGAGATTGTAAGGTATTGACTTTTTCTGAATAATAGTCTAGAGTGTCAGGTGATGTATTAATTTAAACACTTGACATGAGGACTATGATGTGGATAATGCTAATAGCTATGACGATGTAATAAAGATTCTTGAGGAACTGAGTGAAGATAATTGGCCCGATGGGGTTGACATTCGAAATCACTTAGACGATAATCATCGAACCTTCAGGTTTGAGTACGCATTTGAAAGCGTGACAGAGAAAGGTTCTAAATTCCGTAAGAGGGTAAGCCATGCGTGAGATTGATTCTGATTTGTTCATTGGTTGTGACGAATGAGCTTGATGCCTGAACATATTGAGGTTATGCGTCAAAAGGGTCTACTTCGACAGGTTCACAAACCTGATTGTGGTGAGGTTTACGTCAACCTTCAAGTTGACTTGAGTGAGCACGTAGTGACTGATGAGCAGCTTAAAGACATGCTCAACGAAAATATTCGAAAATATTTACGATAAGGTATTGACAAGTGAGAATGTATTCTGTATAATGGGCAACATATTCAAGAGCATTCTCACATTGACGAATTAGTACATGTCCCTCTCCTACATGGAACTAGGCGATATGTGGGGCGAGGAAGGGTGACGTTGAATGGTTTCATTTCCACCCTTTCAAGTTTTATGGTTTGTGTAAGCTCAGTCGGAATGAGCTACGGACGTATAGAAATCCGTGGTCGTTGGTTCGAGTCCAACCACATTCCTTGATTTAATACGTCGGTAGCTCAATTGGCAGAGCGACGGATTCCAAATCCGTTGGTTAAAGGTTCAACTCCTTTCTGGCGTGCCCCCTGTGTAGCTCAGTAGGTAGAGCAGAGTCTTGATAAGGCTTTTGTCGGTGGTTCGATTCCATCCGCAGGGACCAATTTATACCCGTTAATGCACAAGGCGTGCAGCCGGACTGTTAATCCGTGTGAGCTAGGTTCGATTCCTAGAGTGGGTGCCAATATATTTCAATAGGGTTGACTCGCTATTGATCTTAGGAAGCTGGTGAATAGACGGCTACGAGAAACTAATTTTGGAGAGAATAGGAGAAATAAAGAATGTCGCAACAAATCACTGTAACCCGTGCTCTGGCTCAGGTAAAGTCGCTGAATGATCGTATCGAACGAGCTACAGCAACCACTTTCGTTTCGCACACAGTTGGTGGTAAACATCACACCGGTAAGACTGCTCAAGAAATTGAAGTTCAGCTGAAACAGAACCTGCAAAGTGTTCAAGACCTGATTACTCAACGAGCAAAGGTTAAAGCTGCAATCGTTCGTTCCAACGCTGTCACTCAGGTGACTATCAATGGTGTTGCAATGACTGTAGCTGAAGCTATCGAACGTAAAGGTTCGATCCAACTGGATAAAGCTCTTCTTAATCAGCTTAGCGTACAAGCGTCTCAGCAACGTGCAGTTGTGGAACGTGCTAACGTACAGATGCAACAGCGTCTGGATGATCTGATTAAGACTACCGCTAGTAAAGATCGCAAGGTTGAGGAAAGTGATATCAAAGCTATCTCTGAACCGTTTGAGCGTAACAACAAAGCAGTTTTGCTTGATCCAAACGATGTAGCACAAGTGATTCAAAAGCTTGAGCGAGATATTCTTGACTTTGAAGAAGAGGTAGACTTTGCCCTTTCTGAAGTCAACGCAGTGACCAAAATCACTGTATGATGTTTAAAGTCATGTTCCGGTGAGTTGTTTTCACTAGACTCAGCTTTTACTGTGTGCTGTGAACACAGTAGCCTACTTTATGGAAAAGTATATCTAAAGCATAGATCGCCCGAACGGGGCTATTTAAACGTAGCAGTGACTAAGCTCAAAGATTAACGTTCAAAGGTAGAAAGCTCCAAAGCTTAACTATTAACATTTTAAATAGGAAAAAGCTCAAAGCTAAAAGATTATCGAATCTTGGATATAGGTTTACTGGTTATAACGCCAGTATATAGTGGTTGTACGTCTAGACCCTAACAACGCCCCAAGCTGCCGGTGACATGACAACCCATTTTTGTACAAAGGAGAAAAAATAGAATGACTAAGCCATACGATGCAACTGCTGAACACAAACCATTTGAAGCTTCCTCGCAGAAGTCGAAGGGTCATCCTAACAAGGGTGTTAAGGGTAAGAATCCTTACAGCGGAAAAGTGGTAGAGTAAGAATTACGGTTTATTAGTGTTAGCGGTAAGCACACAGGACTGTCAATCCTGTAGGAGGGATTCGAATTCCCTATAAACCGCCAAATCAAGTATATCGACGGGTATACAAAGTAAACGAGAAAGAGAATTGGGTCAGTGGTTCTCATGATTGGGCTGTAATCCAGTCAACTAACTCGCAGTAAGAGTCTGCACACATGACCAGAGATTTGCCCGCTTAGCTCCAAATGGCTAGAGCAGCGCCCTTGTAAAGCGACGGTTGTGAGTTCGAATCTCTCAGTGGGCACCAATAGCTAGGCTTGGCTTATGAGGTAGAAGCCCGTATATTCCAAAACCTCATACACATTAGCACCTATCGTCTAACGGTTAGGACACCGGGTCTTCGCCCCGGCAATCAGAGTTCGATTCTCTGTAGGTGCACCAAATATAAACTGCACGACTCTGAGTACGCCGAGGATCGCACCAGCAGTTTAATCTCCCTTTAGCTCAGTTGGTAGAGCGCTCGGTTTGGAACTGAGGGGTCGTAGGTTCAAGTCCTACAGGGGTGACCAATTTGAATGAATCACGTTGAATTCGTGAACATAAATCGGTGATAGTCCAGAACATTCAAGCAATTACAATTACCCGACAAGGAATTGTACATGTCACGCAATGTGACAACTAATAGGCCCGCCATTGAGCGGGCTTTTTGTTATCTCAAACAAAAGGAAATACATAATGACTATTGCAACACGTGCTGACCTTATTGATACACTGGCACTGATTGGTGTTATGGGTGCTGCCCGTAATGGTGATCTTGATGCACTGTTTGAAGCGGGCGGTGCTCCCGCTGCTGCCACTACAACCGTTGCTGGTGTAGTCAAACAGTCTACTGCTGTTCCTAACCTTACTGCACAAACAGTGACCGATATTGCTACAGCCCAAACCGCGATTAATGCAATCGTAACTAAGTTGAATGCTCTACTTGCTGCTCAACGAACAGCCGGTCAACTTGCCTGATCCATAGCCCGCCATAGTGCGGGCTTTTTCGTTTGTCAAGTAGGGTATTGACAAATTTCATATATAACACTATACTATGCGTTATGTCAACTATAATTTAGGAGTATTTAATGAATACTGAACAAGAGGACATGAGCGTTAGCCCTATTCTAGATACCAGATTCCAACCCGGCGTATCGGGTAATCCGAATGGTAGACCAAAGGGTAGTGGTGCTAAGCGTCCTAAATCAAAGATGCGTGGTCAGCTTGACCAAATGTGTAAACTTCAACCAGATGCACTTGAGATTGTCCGCCAGCAGATGACAGGCAAAGATTCTGATGGGAACATTGTACCACAACCAAGTAAAGAGAAAGTGGACATTGCTAAGTACATTCTGAACAAGATTGAAAGTATCAACAACAGTTGTCTTCGTGAAGAGTTGGCGATTCTCGGTGTTCAAAAGAACGACAAGGAAGGTGCTGCTATGTTGGAAGAGAACCAACAACAAACAGAAGTGGCTACAGCATCTGGTCTTTTCTCTATGGACCTCCCAACACAACATTGAGGACACAAAATATGCATATAGAAAAACCATGGCATGTACATCTTGAGAAAGATTCCAGCGGAAACTATCTTTGCTCAGGAATGGGTATTACTCTGACTATCCCTAAACCAAAACCCTTTGTTGTGATTGATGGTGTTGTATATATCAATTCCGAAATGATCGACAAAGCAACAATTCGAATTGAGGACAAATAATGAAATATCATCTGCACATCACTGGTAGCGACCCTATCGGTTTTAACTTTATCGAAAACATCATCGCAATGGCTAACCTTGGTGCAACCCTGAAAGAAGGTACTCTGCCCACTCTGCGTTATCCACAAGGTGTTAGCATGTCGCTGGAAGCAGAAACCCCACCAACACCTAATGCCTTTGTTCGTGTGTTTGAGGATGAGACAGGCAAAGAGGTATTCGCAGCCTTTGTACCAGAAGTTGCAGCATCATTCTCTATGGATGCTGTGAAGGTCGATAAGAGTCTGAATGGTGATGCTCCTTGGACCAAAGAACAACTTGATGGTATGGATTGGGAAAGTGAATTCAAGGTTGTAATGGAGTCTGCGGGTATTGATGGTAAGCGTCGAGCAAAGATGACTTCTGACTATCTTGCTAAATTTGTTAAATAAATCTATCAAAGGTATTGACAAAATAGATATTTTCTATTATCATACGCAACTATAAGAGGAAGAGACAATGGCAGACATTGTACAACCTCAATCTCTTTTCCAAGAGAAATACTTAAAGTCCAATGCAAAGATTCTAGTAGTTGGTGGTGCAGCCGGTAGTTCAAAGAGCTATGTTGGTTTGATGCGTCACCTTCGCTGGGTTCATGATCCTAACTATCGTGGTTTCTGTATTCGTAAGAACTCCACGGCAATTATGAAAGCGGGTGGTTTGTATGAGCAAGCTTTCCGACTTTATTCGAAAGTATTTCCGGGTAAGATTGAGCGTAAATTAAAAGATCAAAAGTTGGTGTTCCCAAGTGGTGCATCAATTAGTTTCTCGCATTATGAGAACGACAGTGCTGAAAACCTTTATCAAGGTCTTGAGCTTTCTTCTGTATTCTATGACGAAGGTACACACGCTGAAGAGCATCACCTGTGGTGGTTGTTCTCTCGTCTTCGTACTGAAGCTGACATGGGTGTTGATCCTGTTACAGGTAAAAAGATTGAAGCCTGTATGTGGGTTAGCTGCAACCCTGATCCAGATAGCTTCCTATTCGATTGGGTAAGCTGGTGGTTGTATCCAGAAGGTCATCCTGAGCACGGTCTTCCTGATCCTGAGAAGAATGGTATTACTCGTTACCTGCTCCGTTACGGCGGTGAGTTGGTATGGGGTGATTCCTATGACGAATTATATCAGAAGTACAAGCGTCACGATCTACCTGATGACGATGACCTTCAACCGCGTCCTATTTCGTTCCAAGTGCTGCTTGGTACTATCTATGACAACCCAACGCTTATGCGTACAAACCCCGGCTATAAGGCTGCTCTGGAAGCTCTTCCTGATGTAGAACGTCGTCGTTTGCTGCTTGGTGACTGGACAGCCCGTGAGGCAAACAGCACTTACTTCCAGCGTTCATGGTGTGGTGAAGAGGCTATTGTAGAACCGCCTAAGAGCGAGATTCTGAAGACGGTACGAGCGTATGACTTTGCTGGTACTTTGAAGTCTGATGCTAACCCATCCCCTGACTATACAGCATGTGTAAAAATGAGCAAGCTGAAAAAGGGTGGTTATTTCATTCACGAAGTTGTACGGAAACGTATGCTCTTTGGTGATTGGGAAAGCTTCGTGTTAGAGAATGGTGCTAGAGACGGTATGGACGTTGACATTATTATCCCTCTTGATCCCGGTGCAGCGGCTAAAGCTTCTACATCGTTGTTTACAAGAGCGATTAGTGAACGTGGTTACCGAGTACGGACATTGAAAACAAGCAAATCAAAGTTGGATAGATTTAGACCTTTCTCTTCGTTGGCTATGAATGGTCATGTACAGTTCCTTAAAGGTTGTGCATATGACTTAGAGAATAACATTCAATCTAACAACGGATTCATGTACAAAGAACTTGAAGCATTCAACGGTTTGAGAAAGACTGGTGAAAGTGGTCACGATGATATGGTCGATGCCATTAGTGACGCTACTGCTGTTCTTGCACAACGAATCAACATCCCGAACATGGCTACTGCATTAGGTTCGGTTAACCTGTCAAATAACACACCCTTTGGATAAGGAGATTTTGCCATATGGCGAAGAAAGAATCTGAAAAGAAAGTCTCCTTAGAGCAAGGGGATGGTAAAGCCCCTGCAATTGTATATGGTGAAACAGGCTACACTGGTTTGGTTACACTTGGTGGTCAAGTATTCGATGAATGCAAAGCTGAATTGCGTTGGCCGCGAATGTTCAAAACAGTCAACCAAATGGCTAATGATGGTACTATTGCCCCTGCACTTGAATTTGTAGAAGGTAAGGTAGCAGAAGCTAACTGGAAAGTAAAGATTCCAAAAGGTGTTCCAAAAGAGCGTGAGGCAACTCTAAAAGCTCAACAAGAATACTTGACCCAATGCATGGATGACATGAAACACAGTTGGACATATGGTATCAAGAATGCCACAACGTTCAACCGTTATGGGTTCTCTGTACTTGAAATGGTTTTGCGATTCCGCAACTACAAGTATGGTAGCAAATACAATGATGGTTTGGTAGGTATTGAAGCACTATCCCCACGCTCTCAAGGTACAATTGTAAAGTGGTACTGGAAAGATAAAGGTCGTGAGATTGATGGTTTTGACCAACGTGTTATTTACCCAGTTGAAAATGGTAAAGACATGATCGTTCATGACGGTTGGGAAATTCTTCGGGTAGAAGGTCAACAAAAGACTGACGTTAAATATGTACCTATGAAGAAGTGTTTGCACTTCCGTCACAATCCTCAGAATGATAGCCCTTCCGGTACATCGCCATTGGTTTCCGCATGGCAACCATGGAAAATGAAACAAGCCTATCAGGAATCTGAAGCGATTGGTGTTGCACAAGACAACAACGCATTTAAGATTCTGTTCCTGCCTCCTGAGTATCTTGTAGAGAATCGTGACCCTGATCGGGAAGCATCTTTCAACATGTATACCCGGATGATGGAGAAAGCACACCAAGCTAAACAAAGTGGTTTCATCCTCCCTATGCTGTTAGATGCTGAAGGGAACAAGATGTTTGACTTTGAGATTAAGAACATTTCCGGTACTAAGTCTTATGATGTGAATGCAATTATTGCACGATACACACGTGAGATTCAAGTAGCGTTGTTCGCTGATGTGTTGTCTTTGGGTGGTGGTTCTGGTGGTAGTTACTCGCTTGCAGAATCCAAAGTAAGCATTATCGACATGGCCGTTAAGAGTCGTTTGAATGAGATTAAAGACCAGCTTAATCATAAGTTAGTTAAGACCTTGTTTGAACAGAACAAGTGGCCTACAGATATCATGCCATACTTTGACTTTGACCTGCCTAACAGTGAGTCGCTTGAAAGTGTAGGTAAATTCCTGCAACAAACCGCAGCAACCGGCTTGATCCCACTTGTA